ACCCCATACGTATGGGAATTCCGCCGCGTCGATCCGGTTGGCAGCAGCAAGCGCGGCTGCGGTATTGCCCATGGCCCCGCCTTTTTGAAACTTGCGTGTGGGAAAGCGCGGCGTCTCCTCGTTGACAGCTTCCAGCCGAGCGAGCTTTTTGCGGTCTTTGGATGCCCGGCTGTTGAGGACATGGACGATCTCGCCCGGCTCGACCATCGCGGTGAGCGGAACCTTGTCGCCCGTACCGCTGCCAGGAACGATCATGCCACCAGTCTGGGCACCGGGCTTGCCTTTGCCACTCTTTTTGCTGACACCGAACGTCACTTTGGCTGCGCCTACGGCTGTCAGGAAAGCATTGGTGACGTTGCCGAGAATGCCCAGTCCGTGTTCGCCGCTTTCCTTCAGCTTGCCATAGTCCTTGCCAACCATTCCCAGGTATTGATCAGCATGCTGCGCGAAGTCGTGCTGTGCTCGCTTGGTTCGTTCGGTTGCGTCACTAACGCGGTTCAAATTGTGGTCGGCTTTTTCGGCGAGCTTCATGAATGCAGCATTGCCGGTGTTGGAGAACTTGTCCCAGTTGGCACTAGAAACCTTTGAGAAATGACGCTGCTTGGCATTCAACACTTCAAATGTCTCGCCGTATTCTTTGGCCATCTTGGACTGCGCTGGCAGCTTCGCTGTCTCTTCCAGATTCTTCTGATAGCGCTTGCTGACTTTTCCGGCCTGAGCGAATGCAGCAGAGAGCTTGTGTTGGGCTTCGACTTGCTGTCCGTTGACAGCGTGAATTTTCTTCAGCGTCTTTTCTTCGGCCTGGACGCCAGCCCCATGAGCCTGTTGTTTCCCAAGCAGCTTGGACAAAGCCTGGCGTTCTTCATTCAGCTGATGGATGGAGTGCATAGACAGCGCAGCGTTCTGTGCCGTTATTCTCATCAGGGCAACGCGCTCACGTTTGCCGAGCTTTTCTGAATGCCAAACCTCGTCACTTGCCTGCTTCACACGGTGACGGGCTGCCCGTAGTTCGATCTCAGCCTTAGTCACCCGGTGGGTGTTATCAGCATCAGCTGCCCGAATGTGATTCAACCGCTGTTCTGCCTTTTTGACTTCATTGGATGCCTGAGTTTGCTGATGATGCGCAGCTGCAGTGCGGTGTGCTGCTTGCTGCATTGTTGCCGCAGCCGTGGCTCCCGATTCGGATGCCTTCTTCAGGTCCTTCATATTGGCTGAGATCTGATCGTTCCTCGGCATCTCAAGCCGGGGTATGTCGAGCTTTTCACCACCCAGGATTTTCTTAAGCTCGCCACCTACGATGGAGCCGATACCCGCTCCGGCCATGGCGCCAGGCAAGCCGCCAACAATGCCGCCAACAATTCCACCGGCGACGGCACCCCCGGTCTTCCAAGCGGCTCCTTCCATATCACCGCCCATGACTGACGACAGAATGTTGCCGATCCCGACGGCAGCTAGAGCCATGGGCAACATAGCGATCAGACCGGCACCCAGCTTGGATGCGAACCCAGCCGCCGCTGCCGTGCCTGCAACCGCCGCCTCGGCCTCCACAGGGGCTGCTGCAGCCGTCGCAGAGGCTGCGCTAGCCGGAGTAGCCAGCAGCGACATCTGCCCTGCAGAGGCGGCTCCTGGCATCACCATCGAAAGCTGTGCGCTCTTGGCCTCGGCAGCCGCTGCGGTCTGCGCAGCCGCACTCGCCTCAGCGGCTGCGGCAACCTCACTATAGGAAACAACCAAACCCTCGTTGGCGGCGGTGGTGGTCTCGGCAGCAACCGCGCTTTGATTGAGAGTCAGGTTGTGTCGCTCCAGCCAAACGATCAGTTCGCCAACCTTGGTGATCATCCACCCGAAGATGGTGAGTAGCGGGCCGATGGCTGCGACCATAAAGCCAATCCAGATAATGGTTGCCTGGGCGCCAGGATCCAGCTTGTCAAATGAATCGATCACACCGCCGACTGCATGAGCGAACGCCACGAAAGCTGGCACAATAATCGGCACCATGACTTCGCCTATTTTGATCAAGTCACCTTCGATAGCCCTCCATGCCTTCTGGAGTTCGACCAGAGGATTTTCTTCAGCAACTTTGATCTCGTTGTTGTACTTTTTGATTCCTTCGCCAACCAGCGTTTGCTTTTCGAAAAGTTCTTTGTAGTTCTGAACGAGCATCTCGATCGTGGCGCTGGATTTGGCACCGCCGAATGCTTCGATCTCAATGCGGTTGGCCTTGTTGGGTGAAAGTTTGTCCAGATGTTTGGCCAGATATTCGATCGTTTTTGGCAGACCCTTGGTGCGCATGATCGTTGCGAGCTTTTCTGACTTAATGCCGATGCCGCCCAAGGCATCTTCTGCCTTTTTGGAGTGCGGTACCAACATGGTGATGGCTGTGCGCAGACGGGTCGAGGCAACTTGGGCTGGTACGTTCCGGTCGGTCATCACCGTCAGCGCGCTTGCGTAGTCGCGCATTCCCATGCCGGCTGCCACGAATGCCGGAAGCACACCAGTAGACAACGCGTCCTGCAGTTCTTCCATGCGCATGTCACCAGTACCGACGGTGGCGTTCATTTCAGCGGCCAGGTGCCGCATGGCTTTCGATCCCTCAAGATCTAGTGACTTCGCAGCCCCGGTGAGAGCTTTGGTTGTGAACTCGAGATTGGAGTCGCCCAGCGTTGCCAGGTTCATTCCTTGTCTCAAAACTGCAAGAGCCTTGGTTTCTTTGAAGTTGGCAGACCTCACCCTGAACAGGGCTTTAGCCTCTTCATCGGCGCTGAACTTGCTGGCCCCGGTCATGCCAAGAATTTCTTTTTTGAAGTAAGCAACTTCCTTGGCCGAAGCGCCAGCCTGGGTCTGGATAATGCTCATGTCTCGTTCGAAGTGCAAAGCCAGGTCTGCTGATGCAGCCCCGATGGCAAGGAGCGGGAGCGTTACTCCCTTGGTCATGAATTTGCCAGCTTTGGTGACCATCTTGCCGCTGGTGATCATGCCACGGCCCAGAGCAGTCCCAGCCGACTCAGTCTTGACAAGGCTCTTCTGAACCGAGGCAAGTTGAGCATTGGTCGCGGCGACCCCTTGGGCCTTCACGATCACGGCTAGGACTGCTGCTGGCTCCATGACTATCTCTTTGCGGCCTGCTCTGCTTCTTCGGCCTCAACTTCATACAGCGCACGCCAGTCCATCAGCTCGTGGTCGCTGATGCCATGCATCAGCTCGGCGTGCGTACGTCCCATTGCTCGTGCGACCATGAACTCAAGTCGCTTCTGGCTTGTCGGATCCTGGAAATTCATCACGCGCTTTGGCGAGAGCCTCCTTGTCGATCTTGGAAAGCTCGTCCATCTTCTCGATCACGCGGGCGAACCCACGGCCGGAAGACAGATGCAACTCGCGGACCTGCTCCTCAGTGAAGTGCGGCTCCAACACGCCCTGCTGGAACTGCATGATCTCCATCTCAGCCCAGGCGACCTGGACCTCCTCACCTTTGAATCCGAACCCACGCTGCTTGATCATTGCCGACTGGGCAGCGGTGAAAGTTCGAACCTTGACTGAGCACTTCCACTCGGGTACGTCAAGGACCTCAGTCACCAAGTCGTTCGGTGCCTCTTTGAGAATGTCCTCGACAGTCCCGATCGGAAGCGTCCCGGTCTGTGTTCGCTTGAGAGCCTCGCCGGGGCTAAGCTCTTCTGATGGTGCACCCATGATTCCTCCTATCTAGAAGTCGTTGCTAGGCCATCGCCGCGTTGATAGCGGTTTCGGCTGCTTCGACTTCCGCTTTGCTCACGCACCGTTCGATGCCAAGGTTGCTGACGTTCTTGGCGGTCGGGTCGGTCGTGCTGGCCTCTCCAACCGAGCCGCTCAGCGGCTTGTAGTTGAAGAGCTTTGCGCCCATCACATAGCAAGGATTGGTCGCCGAAGGTTCCCCTTCTTTGGCCTGCACCTTGATGATGAACTTTTTGCTTTCCTTCTTCAGGGGCCAGAGGACAGCGTCCACCGAAGCGGCGGCGAAGTCCTGGAATGCGGTGAGGCCAATGGCCGCGTCCCGCATGCCCATCTCGGTCTCTTTGTAGTCGGAACCGAAAGTGGTCATGTCCACTTCGTCGTCCGGCATGTCGATGTCAACCTGAGAAATACGTTTTGTCAGGTTGGACCCGTCAATAGTGATAACGGGCTTTTTGAGAATGAACTTGGCCATGGTAGGCTAGCTCCTTCCGGCGCCAGGCTGCGCGCTCTCGGTTTTCTCCGGTGCGGTTGTCGTGCCGCCTCCGCTGGGCTTGCCGACAACCTCAATGGAGCCACGAGCGACCATGCGGTCCTCCTGGTCCTTCGGGATGTCGCGCTCGCCGGTCTGACCTGGCTCTATGTCGAGCTGATCGACCCGGCTAATGTTTTTGTAGGTCTTCACCGCTTCCTCCTAGTCGTCTTCCGAGTCGAGCTTGTATTCAGCACCGACATGGTCGATCCGCTCTCCATTAACCATCTCGTCATAATCAACATCGCTTATGGCGCGTAGGTCTTGGTGAGCCTTTCCTTTTATAGTCAGCTCAGCACTGTTCAGCAATTGCTTGCAGCGCCGATCGATGTCCTCGACAACGTCGCGGACACCAACGCCCTTCACCAGCCACACGTCCCGATCGATCGGTGGACCAGCAAAAGTCCACCAGGGAACGCCTGACATCTTGTTGAAGATTATGTATGGCGGCACAGCCCCGCTGGGGGCTTTCCGGTGGAACACACCGCCGGTGGCAAGTTGTTTGAGCGCATCGTCGTTCTCCAATGCAGCGGCAATGGCTTCGCGTACAGGATTCATACGTAGGCCAGCCTGATCTCATGTTCAAACTCCGGCCGCGTCTCCTCCATAGCGGGCCGCAGCATCGGCTGTGCAGACATATGGACCGTGCCAAGCTCATTGAATATGGTGTAGCTGACGAGGTTGAACACCATGCCTTCGTATACGCCCAGTACATGGTGCTGCCAGCCGCCTCGCATGTTGCCGGTGTCTACCCGGCTCTTGGCCTTGGCTCGTAGCTCGATACGCGATTCGGCTTTCCGTACGGCAGCCGAGACCTTGGCACCGCTGTAGGCAATAATTTGGGGGAAGCGACTAGTCAGCATGCTCTTCCTCATCGTCGTCCTCGCCGAACGCTCGCATGGACTCCGGGTCCTCGGGTCGCGGGCGGCGCTCGCTGGGAGGCACTTGGTCAGCAGCAGCTTTACGTGCCATCTCAACGATCTTGGCGGCGTCCTCGTCAACCTCTACATCACCCATAGCGATTGCACGTGCGGTGAGAGCTTGAAGGGTGATCGCCTCGGTAACGGCAATGGCAGCCTCTTTCAACTCAGACAGCTCTACCTTGCCAACGTCACCGACTAGCCAGATCTTCCGCTTAGGGTCAACGTCGATGCCGATCTCTACCTTGAAGTTCACAACACCAGCTCCTTGACTTGAACACGGACGGTTGCCTGATCGGTGAACACCATGTCGCCCGTAACGGTCCACACCCGACCCTCGATTTCAACACGGTTGGCTGAGGTGACTTTTGCCGACGGCTCCATGGTGATGACATGAGTGGTGCTCTCGTCGACAGCTTCACCGAATGTCTTCTCAACTGTTCGAGTGCCAACAGCGTCGATCCTGGCATCAACCCGTTCGCCATCTGGCACCCATTTCTCGGTGAAGTCCGCACCACCATCGCTGACAGGTTCGTTCTTCAAGATCTGAGCAGCTTCGGATTCCAGCCCGATGTCACGAGCCTGCTGCTTCGCCTGCTCAGGGAAAATGTCTTGGCCTGGTCCACGCATCCCATGACCTTTGACTGCAGCTCGCGGCGTCATGGCCGTTCCGATTCCACAGAGAACGATTCGAATGGATCGGGTGACATACTGGCGATCTCAATATCACCTTCGTCGTCGGCAGCTTCCTCAAATTTGTCAGCAAGTGCGCGCAGCTCTTTGGCCACAGACGGGCCGTCTGTCGAAAGTTCTAGAAACTTGATGCGCTTGGACACCTGGGCTTCATTGCCAGCGATAGAGCGCAGAGCTTCAGCAGCCGCCAGCCGGACGTTCCCTTCATTCATTTCCAGGAAGGTCAGTATCTCTTCATTCAAGAACAAGAATGATTCACCATCGCCACCACCCACATCCGAGATCAGCAGCCTGACCCGGTCCTTGTCATTCTGTGGCATAGTCAGCTCCTTTTACTGCGTCATATGTGCTGTCAGAGCTGCCGAGATAGTCGGATTCGCCAGCCCCTTCATATGAAGCCCCGACAACCAAGCGGCCTTCGGCTTTCAACGAACTGGTAGCTGTGAGTTCAGCGCTGTTGTATCGAATGCAGATTGCCCTGGCTGTCAGGTTTGATTCAGCACTTAGCTGTGCTCTTCCGAACTTCCGGGTGACACCACTGCTCGACAGGTAGGTAGTCGCCTCCAGCAGCGCAGTGCCTGACCTTCTCCTGATTGCAACCAGTGAGAGACTAGCCCCAGCTTCTAGCGCAGCACCATCTGTTCGTCGCCTAATGAAGCTCGCTGACAGCACAGCCGCTGCGCTGCATGAAGCTGTGGCGTGGCGCCGACGAATCGCGCTTCCCGTAAGTTCAGATGAGGCTTTAAGTTCGGAGGTTTCGCGGCGGCGACGAACCCCACGAGCTTCCAGTTTGGATGAGCCAGCCAGCGCGGCTGTGGCAAACATGCGTTCTCCAAACAACCAGCCTTCATTCCCAGAGACGCTTTCGGAATGCTTACCAGCGAACCAGGTCGCGTCGCCAGTTGTTTTGGAGTCCTTTAGTTTCAAGTAGTCAGACTGGACATAGCCGCTGACCTTGCTGATCGTTGCTTTGGTCCCAGCAGTCGAAGATGCAACTGTCACCAGCTTTCCGGATGTGCCATTGACATTGAAATTAGTCACAGTCAACGTCTGTGATTTAGTCAATACCAATTCACGTTCGTTGGAAGCATCGGAGAAGTTCAACGTGCCGATGATTGCGCCGGTGTGCGTTATTGTGAGTTTGCCAGTGCTCCCTGCAATCACATAACTCAAGACGCCAAGGCTCCGATTGCCGAGATTAATAATTCTCTCAGATGCAGAAGCTGTACCCACAATCACCGTGGCTTCAAGTCCTTCCAAGGTACCAGTTTCTGCATTGAAGATTTCTCCACTCGTAGTCTGAGTCAACGTGATGACAACGAGACCTAGCTTTGCTATTCCAGATGCATTGCTGACTACAAAAGAGCCAGTAGACATTTCTTTAATTTTTGTGCAATCAAGCGTTCCAGTAAAAATCTGAGTCAATCCCAAGACTTTGAAGGTGTCTTCTAGCTGCCAAATAGCTTTGCCTTCCGCCCCAGTCTGCTGGAAATACACTTTTCCCAAAGACTTCCCGGCACAAACAATCGTGTAATTCCCTGCGACGCCAACAAATCCAATTTGACGAGTAGAAGCAGGAGCATAAGTCATGGCAGGAACAAGCGTCAAACTTCCTGATATGAGCCACGAGAACGCATTATGAGTCAGTTTGCCTACGTAGTTAGTAAAGTTTGCGTTCTTGCATTTAGCTTCGACATCTATGGTCAGGTTTCCAGATTTTGAAGTGGCTGCCACATCATCGGCAGCCGTCGGAACAGCACCCTCAACCCAAGTGCCCAGAGCAGACCAGTTGCCGCCTGCTTCAGATATGGTGCGGGTCGCCACGGTTAATCCAGGCTGAAAGTCAGTTTGTTTTTTTCGATGACGAACTGGTCATCTTTTTCAATGGCCTTTTCAGCGTTCCAGGGACCGTGCCACCAAAGGTTCCCAGTGCCGAGAGCTTTGGCATCAATCAGGCCAACGTAGTTAACTTTGCCACCATAAGATTTGAGAGCAACCGGGAACAGAATTTCATTCAGGTTGCTAGAGCTGCCCGCTCCTTCGACAGCTTCTTCGGCTTCGAGTTTCATCCGTTCGTAGGCCGTACCTTCTCCGGAGATCTCTGTGCCTGGCCCGGCCTCGCCGGGGTCAGCGCTGAACAGCGCGACATAGAGTTGTGGCACTTCAAGTTTTTTCTGCCTGAGAACGGCGTCGAGAATTTTCTTCTCTGCGTAGTCTGAGAGGTTGCCGGCCATTTAGCTGTTCTGTTCCTTTCGGTAGCGACACGAACAGCGGCCGGACGGGCGGGTGCCCTCCCGCCCAACCGCTGTATGTCCGTGTCTCTGGATCATCGACCCAGCTATTTGCCGGAACCGTTCGAGGCGATCGTCGCCTTGGCACCACCCGTTCCGGTCAACTGTGCGCCGCCGATGACATGGCGAACCTTCCAGGCACGAGAGTCGTCCTCGAAGTCCTCCAGAGCGTCACCGCCGCCACCCCCAACACGGCGTGCCGTGGGCAGCCGTTCGAAGAGGGCAGGCTCCTCGTTCCCGCGCAGGAAGCCCATCTCAAGAGCCGGACGGCCATCGGTGGGTGCCCCGAACATGAACCAGGATGAGTTGCCGTTTTCTTTTTTGGCGATATGCGGAATCCAGGGCTCGACCTGCAGATTGAGTCCGTTCTTCATCCAGTTCGCCACACGGAGCTTCTGGTCTTCCGTGCCACCGCTGTTGATGGCCCAGATCTCGGTCGCATTCAGGATGTTTTCCGCAGTGACCCTTAGCGCAGGCGGGATCACCAAGGTGACCATGTCCACGAGGATCGGTTCTTCGTCGAAATCGACAGCTTCGCTCAAGAGCGTCATCGCAGCCTGGAGAGCTTCGATGTCGAGCGGGGGCTGTTTTCCTTCGACTTTCAACACATTGTTGAAACCCGCTTTGTACAGATTTTCGTCCGGGCCTTTTTCGCCAACGAACAGGCTGGTGGCAAAGTGGGACTCGGTACGACGGGCTGCGCGTGCGAGACGTTCCGGCGTCTTCATGAAGCTGTCGAAGTCGTCGTTGATCATCGCCTCCCACGAGAGGTCGAGACGTGCTCCGAACTTGCGCACGGAGAATTCGTCCTTCCTCTCCTGGAGTGCACGCTTTTTGTACTCCTCCAGCTCGTCAACTTCTCCGAGCCGTCCCTCCGCACCATCTACGGCGAACCGTTTGACTTTGCGCAGGTCCGGGACCACCGAGCGACGGGCATACGCCTGCCACGTCGGCTGTGTCTCCTGGTAGGAGCCAAGCATCTGCCGGTCGAGGATGTCGGCGAAGAGGATTGGGAAGTCGCTCCTCGTCATCGCCTCCTGCATCCGATAGAAGGGCTGGCGCCCAGTTTGAATGTCGTGGATGAACCGCGCAGCCTCCAGCAGCGCGGCGGGGTTTCGGGTGACATCACGTGTCCTGTCGCCCTCGCCCCCGAACATGTTCGAGAAGCTCGCGTCCTCTCGGGCGAACGTCTCGATCAGCTCAAGCATTTCCATAGGGGTCTTATCTCCTTGGTTGGGCGACTAGGGAGTCGCGATCTTGACCTCGATCGACTTGGTTTCGCCTTTGGCCACCGCTTCAAGCGCGTAGCCGAACAGCGTCCCTGTGTCGTTCGCGGACAATTTGCCTTCGGCGTCGATGTACACCTTGTCACCAACGGCGATGGCCTTTTCTTTGTTTTCTTTTTCGACACCTTTGACGCTGAGCGAAAAAGAGCCGACGAGCTTGACGGTGGATTCGCCTGGCGTGTCGGTTCCCCGATCCGTCAGCGCAACTCCAACGAGTGCTCCTACCTTGACAGCAGCTCCTGCCAACGTGCCTTCCGGCACAGGAAGGGCTACCTGGAATGCCCTGTCTCGAACTTCATTGAGCATGTGCTAACGCCCCCTCGCAGCGAGCTTCGCCACACCCTCGGGCATGCCGATGTCTTTGAACGCCTCTGTAAGCTCGTCCTCGGTGGCCTCGCCGCCACCATTGGCTTTTCCACCGGGCAGCTGGCTCTCTTGACGCAAAGCTCCTACGCCATTGACCCTTCCGCCACCCTCGGTGCTTGCCCCGATGTACTCCAGCTCGGCACGAGCCGCTGCACGAGCGCGCTCCTCGACCAGTCCTCGATCAAGGGTGCCATCACTGTGGGTCGGGATCTCTTTGCTCAGACACTCGCGGACAGCCCGCGCAATGCCTTTCGGGCTGAGCCCCTCGGGAGAACCGATCGCCTCTGCTGCGGTGAGGCTTGCCTCGTTGCGCAGGTTGGCTTCCTCGGCACGCTCAGTACGGGCTTTCAGAGTCCCGTTCTCCTCTTTGAGCGTCTCGTTGTCGCGCTCCAGCTCTCGGACCCTTGCTTCAGACTCCGACAGCCGTTTGCGCTCCTCCTCGGTCATGCTGTCTCCTTCGTTTGGACGGCCGGAGCCGCATTTGGTTTCGCTGATGTATTGGTCTTCGGCTTCCCCAAAATCCTCGTAGGGGTCACGCTCGTACAGCTGAGGAGCTTCCTCTTCGAGCTGAGAGCTGAAGGCTTCGAGGGCTGACCCAATGCAACGGGAGAGCGTGATGCGCTCCTCCCGGCTCAGATAGCCCTCCCCGAACAGATTGTCAGTCCGCTCGGTGAAGTAGCGATGGATGCCAGCCTCCAACCAGTTGCCTGCGTTCCGAGCCTCCTCCAAAAGCGCAGCCGCGTCTCCTGACGGGGCGCTCTCGGTGGCGGGCACATAGTTGGTTTCGCGCTCCACAGTCTCGGGATCGCCTTCGAGTGTGATCTCGTTGTTGGCGTCCCTAGTGAAGTTGATTTTGTAGTAGTAGCCAGCCTCGTCGTCAGGGTTGATCCAGAAGATCGCCCATTCCTCGTCGACATCAAAGTCTTCCACGTAGACATAGGTGTTTTCATCACCCCAGGTCTCGGTGCCGACCTCTGCCAGCTCTTCGCGGATGTCAGATGCGAGAGCCTCAATGGCTTTGGCCTGGCGCGGGTCTTGGCGGGCAGACTCGATCAGCGGCACGACGCGGCTGCGCACACTCTCGACCAGGGGACCGATCTTGCCTCCAGCCCCAGCCATGGTGACATAGTCGATGCTCAGACCCTCGGTGAGCGTCTGGATGATCTGACCGTGTTTACCACCAGCATCACCCTCCTCGGCAACACCGAAAGCTCGGATGCTCAAGCCGATGGCCTCCAGGAAAGCCTCGTCGCTGAAGACTTCAAGCCAGTGCTCGAAAATGTTGGCAACCGCGACGCTGGCGATGCCCGCCATGCGCGGTGCCTCCACGATGGTGCCAACCAGGTCTCGTAGGTCACGCTCCGGTCGTTCGGCATCCTCTTTGTAGGTCGGATGGTTGAGGTACATATGGGTGCCGACCGGGAAGATCCTCGGCACATCACGCTCAATGAGTTTCTCGCTGTAGTAGCCGGAACTGCCCCAGCCAGCTTCGATGATGACGATCTCACGCCGGGCACCTGTGACACCCGACTCGCGGAAAGCCCGCGTGCTGGACTCACGTATGTTGGTCCGTTTGTCTAGCAGTACCGTCATCGATCTTCCTTTCAGCTGGCTGGGGCTAGTGGGCTAGAAGCCGACGAGCTGGATCTCCAGTTTGACATTTTCGACTGCACTGAATTTGACTTCCAGGAAGCCTTTGGAGTTGTTGTAGATGTTGGGATCGAACGGCCCGATCACCTTCGTTTTTTCTTTTTTGACTTCAACTTTCTTGTCTTCGACCGGGTTGCCGCCAATTTCACCAGGCGTCACGATGGTCACAGTTGTGTCTGCTGTCACCCCATTGATCACGCGGAGCTGAACGTTGCCATTCTTGTTCGGGATCAGCTGGGTGTCAGCTCCTGATAGGCCAGAGATCACAGTGGGTTCTTTCCCCGTTGCCCCAGCCTGGTCTGGCGTTCGTTCGACTTCGGCCATCATTACTGCCATGCCGAGCGCCAATCCGATCTTGAGTAGTCTCTTCACTGCATCCTCCTTCTCATGCGTATGGCGCAAAGCACAACACGCAGTTGGGGTGTGTGTCGTTCATCTCAGCTTCTGCTTCGTCGAAGCTCACGACAGATCCATTACGAGCGGAACATTCCTCGTCGCTCTCGCCGTCAAACAACACGACCTTTTCAACAGCAGGAGATTCCCTGTAAAGTTCTAGGCTGCTCATCCTCTGAGCATGCAATGTCTCGGTACGAGCGATCAGCCGGGCGCGGTACGGTGTTCCTGCGTCAACGAACCGACCTCGCGGCACAAATTCCTCGATCATCTTGGCAGTCTCGCGTGGGTTCAGTCCCAGCTCGCGTCCCTTGTCGATCACCTTGAACAGTGATTCCTGAGTGTCGCGTGGGATGTCGAGCAGGCCGACCCTCTTGCCCCCAGCCTGGATGATCTTTTCCTCGATGATGTCCCTCAAGCTCACTGGAATGTCAGCGCGGCGTAGCGTCTTCAGAGTCAGCTCGGCAGTCCGCTTGTAGTGGTGTTCGTAAATCGGGATCAGCCGCTCCTTCACCCAGACTTCAAGCCGAGCCGCCGCAATGATCGCCGTGATCCTGGCCCGCTCTGCCTTGCTGGCCTCCATCACCAAGCCACCCTGCGCACTGGTAGCCGCAGCAACCAGCTGACCAAGCAAGGTGAACTCTCGTGACAAGTCTGCGGTGAACAGGTTGATCAGGTCGACCTGGTCTTCCCTCAGTTCATCCACGATCTGTGCGCCAGGCATGATCGCCTCGGCAAGCTGTTTGAGTACAGGCACAGCCGCTGCTCGGGGGCTACGCCCGCAACGCTCCAATAGGTCCGTCATGCTCATCAGCGGGAGAGCCTGGTTGTCCTTGGATAGGTCAAGCAGGGACGCCATTGCCATTCCTCTCTGCTTCAATGGCCTCGGTCAGACCTTTGATCGCTTCGGCAACTTCTTCCTTCTCCTGTTCGGGCAGTTCATCAAGGACCGAGTCGATGTCGTCGGCACCCAACGCTTCGAGCAGCATTTTGGATACCAACTCTGGCGGCATGGTGCCAGCGTCCGCCTTGCCATTGAGCGTTGCGGCTGCGACGATCGCTTCGACGCTCGCCTTCTGGTCGTGCTCGAGAATGGGAGGAAAGGTCACGTTGACCAGCGGATCGATAGCTGGTTCGATAATCATCAGGCCAGTACGGGGATCTTCGATCTCCTTGCCTCGGAAGCCAGGCTCTAGCGCTCGGATCTTGGCGTCAACACAGTAGCGAAAGATGTTGCGTTCCCGTTCGGCACGCATCTGCTGGGTGCTTACCATCATCAACTCAGTCGGCCGGTCCAACGTTTTGCTGGTGGCAAAGTTGCCGACATCTACATCACCGCTGAGGATGGTGTCAGGCAGCCCGAACGCAGCAGCGACCATCAGTCGTGATGGCCGAGCGTCGTCGCTAGCAACCGTCGCACCGCTCTTCGGAATCGGCGTTAGGTCGTCGCCTTCCCCTCCCACGAAAGCGTCTCCTATACGACGAGGGCGAGGCAGTGCTTCCTCCTCAAAGTCACTGACAGGTTTGCCCTTGCCCTCTTCTTCCAACTTTTTGCGCATGCCCTTGGCACCGCGACGTTTTTTGCTCGTGGCCTTCCAGGCGAAGCGGCTCAGAGACTTGACGAGTGTATGCCAGTCCTCCAGGAAGCCTTTGTATGCCCGCGCCCACTCCAGCGCGGCGTAGGTCTCGGGCACACCGAACTTCATCGACTTGAACCCACCGCTCTTTTCATGCATGATCGGCGCGTCCCAGTTCACCTTGAGGCCACCGAACGTTTCGGGTTTGCGGCGTGGGTGATAGCGCCAGTCAGGATACAGCTCCTCCTTCTGGACCCGTCGCATGGACGTTGTGTATTCGTCCATCACTTCTTCGGTCCACATGCGCCGGTAGAAGGTGATGA